CGAATCATTGTTAATGCATCTGCTTGTTGTCTTTGTAATTCTAATACTGCTCCTTCTTTTTGCAATTGTTTTGCTCGCATTTTTGATTGTCCCATTGTCTTATTAAGAAGATCAGTTTCTAAACGAAGTTTTTCTGTGATCATTGTCATCTCTATATCATGTAATCGTTTGGCTTCTTTTTCTGCGAGTTGACCGTATTTCATTACAAGACCTGCACCTGCAATAGCAAAATCTTCATCACTATATGTTTTCTTTAATTGTCTTAATAATGCTTCGTCTTGTTCTAAGCCTGCCATTCCTTCTTTGCCCAAGAAAGTTGATAACATATCTTTCGTTGCCTTATCAAATAATGTTCCTTCATTTTCATCAAATTTCATTACAATATCAGCAGTTGAAAATTGCTCACCTAATCCTTTTAAAGCTGATCCAACAGATTTTATATTTGTTGTTAGTCGAGTTAATTGAGTCTGCGGAGTTTTAAAAGAGTTAAGAGCTTTAGCAAAATCTTGAGCAGAACTTGTCATAATTTGAGTTGTTGATCCAAGATTTTTCATATTATTTCCAGCAATTGTTCCTTTCTCTGCTAAAGTATCCATAAACTCTTTAATATTTTTAAAGTTTTCAGTTTGATCTCCTCCTGCCCGTGCTATTTTTATAAATCCTGCAAGTTGAGTCTGCAACTCTGCTAATTCAGTCGAAGCGGCGGAACCTCCAACAGTTAATCCTTGATAATTACCTAAAATACTTTGCGTTCCCGTTAGAGCATTCATTTGATCTGTACTTGCTCCACCCTGCATTCCTGCATTATAAGGATTCAGTCCCAAACCAAACGGATCAGCTCCGGCTATAAAATTATTAAAAGCATCAACATAACCCATAAGTCCTTGTCGTCTTGCTCTTCCCCCATATGTTTGTGTTCCTGCTCCTTGAGAAAATGCTTGACTTATATTAGAAAAATCAATATTAGAAAGTGCTCGTGCACTTTGCAACATATTTGCCATGAGTGAATTACGAGTTCTCATTCCTGATATCATTTTATCTAAATCTTCCGCATTTTGTTTAAATAAATTTCCTATTTCTTTTTGAGCACTTTTATAGGCTTTTTGTGATTTTTCTGATTTATCCAAGAGTTGACTAAGTACACCAACAATACTTAGTGCAATACCTATATACCCTGTTAGGGCTAATAGTCCTGTAAAAGCTCGTCCTAAAAGAACAGTGCCAGTTTTTACAGCCGCCACCGTTCTTCCATGCTCAAGTCTATATGTAGCATAAGTTGCTCGAACTTGTAATTGTAGTCTATTAAAGAAATTAGTATTCATGGCTTCTTCTTCAAGTTTTAAAACTTTTAGTCGTCGCATTGTAGTTTCTGCTTGTCGTCTTGTAAATTGTTCGACTCTATATACTGATTTTACTTTTCCTTGAGCTGCTTTATCATACGCATTTTTCATTTCTTTTTCCATGCGTCCGAAGTCTTTACTTTTTAAAGCACTTATATCTCTTGTACCCCCGTACATTGATGCAAATTGACTTTCTGCAGCTTGTAATGCACCTTTACCACCGCCTAGCTGAGGTAGTGCAGGAGTTACAGCTTTTAATAAATTCTTTTTATCGAATTTAGCAAGTCATCAAAAGATTTTGCGAGTTTTGTAAGTTCATTCGCAGAAGTCGCTGTGGCTCCAAATTTTTCTTCCCCTTGCTCTAAAACTTCATTTACAACTGCTTGAGATTTTTCAAATATATTTAATTGGTCTTTTGTTTTTCCGATAGCAAGTGCATATTTTTCAGATGCAGTTTCTAATCGTAGAATAATACCTAATTCATCCAATAGTTCTGGTTCCGCCTTTACAGCACCTCGTACTAATCTATTAAATGAATCTGTTAGATCTCGTCCTAATGCAAGAGAAGCTTTTAAAGCAACATCACCTAGTTGATTTATTTGTTTTGCACTTAATCCTGCAGCAGTACCAATCGCAACAGCTTGTGCTGCCTCTGCAAAAGCTAACTGACCTGATGTAGCTGCTTGGAGTTGTCTTGTTAAAATTGCTAAGTTTTTTCCTGTATTTTGAGCATATTCTGCTTGCCCTTGTTGTAAAATTCTTAAATCACCAGCACTTTGTAAAAAACGAAAAGCTGCTGAAATGGCAAATATGTTAGCAGCTAAAGTAGCATATGCGGGCACAAGACCGCCAGTAATGCCCTGAGCCATTTTTGAAAAGTTTTTGGTTTGATTTGAGGACTGCTGAGATGCGCCCTTAAAGTTACGATTTAGAGTTGCTTCAGATTTACTTAAATTATCAACAGCTTTACCTGCTTTTTTAGTTTTCTTTTCAAATCCGGCAATTGAGCCATCATCATTTAGTCGTACGATTAAGTCTGCTAACGTAATTTTCTTTTTTGCCATTTATCTTCGTATATTTGCAGAATTTATTCCGCCTTTGCCTGCTTTAGCTTTATTTTCTTGTGCTTTTCTTTTTCTTTCTAATCCTTTATTTATTTTTTCAGCATTTCTTGCCTCTATATGTTTTATAAAGAAAATACAGTCTTTTTTATCTTCTACTTTCCATGTATCTAGTAACATTGATAAAGGAGAGTAATCTTTTCCTAAGTAAGAACCACTCATACCTTCCCAGCGATCTGGTAAAAGGTCGTGCAATAAAAAAGCCACCTGAACTTCATAAGGATAATCCTCTGTAGTTGGTGGCATTTCGTCAAAGTCAGGATCTTCTCCTCTCTGTTCACATAGGTCTAAGTACGCATCGAGTTTAAGTTGTCCGTCTTTATATTGTTTGTCTAAGAGACCAAGTATTTGTTTTACTTGGCTCTGGTAAAATTTTCAAGATCACCTGTTACTTCTGTAACCCAAGTGTCGAAATCAGCTGCATTTTTCATCAGCGTTTCAGCATTTTCTTGAGAAAATAAAAGTTCATCGTCGGGATCAAGACTACTAATGTCCACCAATAGAAGCTCTTCGAGGTAAGAATATTTTAAGCCTTTCCATCCTTTGATTACAGCTTTTACATACTCTACTAAAAACTTATCTTCATCTAATTGCTCATCAAATGCTCTTGTTTTACGATTAAACTTTTGAGATAGACAACGATTTCGTAGTTTTAGCAGTTCTTCCCTTGCCAAGTAGCAAAGGTCAACAGAAAATCCAGCCATGCTAGGATAATCCACTGATACTGTTTTGCTTGGAGTTAATAAACTCGCTAGTGATACTGATTTGTTTTCTTGTTCTGTCATTCTGTTTCCTGTTAAATGAGGGGAGGGTTGCCCCTCCCATCTAAATTAATTATTATGTTACGGCTGGTCCTACAAACTCCATTGTTATTTCGTCTGTTGCATCAACTGAAGTTGGTAAAGCATGGAAAGTTGTTTCCAAGCTTATAATATCATCAATTGAATGTGTAGGTACTTCCAAGTGACATGTTGGTAATGTCATTGTAACTCTTGGAGTATTACCTGTTCCACCTATTACAAATACTAGATTGAAGTCATTTGTTGTTGTTGAGGTTGACTCAAGAATGTCTTCAAATAAGTCCGCACTTGAGGCGCCACTTGCAGGAGTATTCAAGTAACAAGTAAAATTACCTGATACAGAACGAGTTCCTGTAACATGCCCTAAAGGCTGATTTACAATTCCTAGTGTTTCTGGTGTTAAGAAAGTCATATTATTTGAAACAGTAATATTTCCTCCTGTTAGTGTTAAAGTATAAGTACCAACTATATCTTCTGCTGTTGTAGCTGTTACTGCTAAATCAGTTAGTCGATTTCTAATAAAGTTATTAGTATCGGCTGCTGCTGTACCTTCATAGATAGTTGCAGTTGTCATTGAACTTTCTTCAGTTATGATTTTTCCAAATCCTGACCAATTTGCTGTTGCAATTCCATCGATATCAAAATCAATTGAAACTTCATTTACAACACATCCTGCTATTTTATAAATAGTTGGATTTGTCTTTCCACTTCCCATTTCAAAATGTAAATCAAAAGTATTTAATTCTGGTCGATTAGAATTTGTAAATACTACATCTGCACCACTTGCGTCAGGAGCGCTAAAACCTGCTCCTGTTGCTCCTACAGCTCCATATCCGGCTAATGCATTCCATAAAGCTTCTTCAACTACATGAGAAAAAGCACTACTATGCTCACCGCCTGAGCCTCCGCCACCAGACGTAAAAGGTCTAATGTAGGTTTGAAATGACCACTCAGCAGGAGCGTAAGAATCCGTAAACATTTGTCTAGCCCTTCTACTTACTCCACCTGTTGCCATTTCGTTTAATGTAACTTCCGTTGCATTGGTTGCTTGAGAGAAACTAAATCCATCTAAGACTGGTATCTTATAGATTGCTCCTGCGCTATCAGTAAGATGAACTAACGTATCTCTCGAGTAATAAAATGTATCTGCCATTTTACATTCTCCTATTTTTGCTTTGAAAAGGGTCGGCTAGAGTATTCTCTGCCTATCCGTTTTCATTAATATTGGACTGTCGCTATTATTTCGCCAATTCCAAAAGGTTCTAAAACTCCTTCGTCTGTATCGATGGAGATTATCGTTGTTTGTATAGTAGTAGTTGTTACACCTAATCCAGTAGTATAAGTTATTGGATTATTGTCTTCAATTACTGTTTCCACATCTTCAAGTAACATTTCTAAAGCATCCACAGCATCTTCTTCGTTTACATAACATCTAAATGTTAGTGTAAGGTATCTGAATTTTTCACCTGCTCCTAGATATTCTCTAGTTTCGCTACCTGAGTTTACATGAACTGCTGGAAACTCTGCTACTTCATCCCAAAACAAAAGTCTTGGTGCGGTGCTCGCTACTACAGTTCTAAATTTTCCTGTTCCATTTATTTCGTCTAATTTATCTACAAAAGCATTTACAATGGCACTTCTTCTTGTCGTGTAATCTCTATTTGCCATTAAACTCTCCTAGTTTTAATAAATCTTCTACCTACTATTTTTTGAGCTGCCTCTCTTATACTTGCTCCAATTAATCTTCGAGGATCTCTACCTGTACTCCCCATTGCTCCACCGGGTTCAAAAGTTTCATAAGGATTTCTCATATAAGTATATTCTATGTTTGTTCCACCTCTTGGTCCTACCATTACATTTGTAACTTGAGCAGAATTTCTAAATCTGCCTGTTCTATTATTTAGTGCTGGACTTCCCATATTTTTTAACATAACATCTGGAAGAACTGCATTAATTAATTCTTTTAATGCTAAAGGATTTCCACCTTGGGCTTGAGACATTTTTGTAGGCCTGCCTTTTTTGTTTATTCTGTTTCCTTGTTTTCTACTAGTAGTTTGAGAACCTCCTGCTGCTTTACTACTGTAATTAGTTTTGGATTTTTCTCTTTCTTTTTTTCTCCCGTTTAACGCTTTCTGTTTATTTACTTTGAAGCGCATATCTAAATTTCCAGCTTTTGTTAAAAATTCAGCAGCAACTATTCCTGTTGCAATTTCTCTAGTCCGTTGAGTAATCTTTTTAGATTTTATATAATCAACATTCTGATTTAAGCCCCCTATAAGTTTACTTTCTATATCTTTAAGTATATCTTTTACATTGGTTAAATCCGCATACTCCATGAACCCTTGAGCATCTGAACCTCCTGTTGATAAAGAAATACGTATGTCTTTAAATAATTCTACAGCACTTGAAATTGAATCACCATCTATTTTAAAATGAAGATCTAATTCCTGTAAAATATCTTTGAAAGCTTGAGTATACATTGAGCCTGATGAAACTTCTTTTGGTAATGGAAGTCCTCTTGCTTTCATTTTTTGTAATTGCTCTACGATGCTTACTACTGGGACACTTGTGTCATTTCCTGCGGCTCCCGCTTGTGGGTTTCCATCCATATCTAGAGTAGAAATAGGCCCATGTAGTCGAAACATTTTACTTTTACCGGTTGGGTCTACTGCTAATCTATTTGTTGGGTTTCCTCCTTGTACTCCCGGTTTAACTTTTACATCTTTTTTACTTAAGTTATTAAACTGTTTTATACATTCATCTAAGCAATCAAACCACAACTCTTTTATAACTGTTGTATGTTCAGCTTTTTTTCCAAGACTTCTTGCATAAGTAACTTGTGTTCCCCCTACATTTGCAACCTTTTGTTTAATTAAAACTGCAAGGTTATAGTTTTTAAAAGTTTTTAGTTTCTTTCCTGCCCCTGTTTTTTGATACCCAGTATAATCTGCTAAATCTTTTTCGTTATTTTTAGGTTCAAAGAAAACTTTATAGCCATGTTTATTATGTACTGCTGCAACATTCATTTCATTGTAGGCTTCTTTATAAGCCTTTGAAGCTGCTAACTTTAAATTTTTATGTTCTTTGCTTCCGTATTGTATTTGTATACCTTGAACATCTTCTAAGTCTTGTTTTATACTAAACATTAATAAATCTTCAGTATTTATTTTATTAAATGTAAGGTCAAAAGCATATGCTCTATATTGATGTTTACGTAAAGATTGACTACCTGCTACTCTATTAAGATCTTTTAATATTGTTCTAACAGACATTAGATTATTACTCTATATAAATCAAGTACTCTTTTTATGTGATCTGGAAAGTCTGTGTTATCTCGTACTCCAGATGTTCCTTGATTCTGCAATGTTGCTCCTGCTATTGTTCTTCGTTCTTTATGTTCGTCTTTTAAGTAGTATGTTACTAAGTCAAAGAGTGCTAATTTGAGATCACTTGGAGCGGCACTGTAGCCTGCTCTATATGCTATCTGCACACTTCCCATTCCTTGTGGAAATGCTTTCTTTGCTCCGCTCTTTGTTGTTCTTACTATTGCATCTGCGGCTGTATCTACATAGTATTCGTAGTCGCTAGTTGCAAGAGTCTCATACGAAGCATCATATGTGCCTCTTTCTTTTACGGAAGTCACACTTATAAGTGGACTTTCACTGACGATTATAGTACTGGTAAAGTTGTCGTGAACTGAAAAAGTCTCGGTTTTATCACTACTATAATAATCAACAAATGAAGTACCGCAATACTTCTTGGCAAGATTACTAACTTGTGGTACAATAATATCAAGGCGTGAATCTTCTTTTGCATTTGCGATTCCCTCTGCGTTTTTATACTCTTGTACTGTTATTAAATCTGCCATAATTATTAAAAGTGTGGGGCGATTAAGGCCGCCCCACGAATCCTGTCTAAGCCAATATTAGCTAGCTTTGTACATGTGTCCCCATTTAGAAGTAGCACCATCGATTAGATCGGTGAAGCCAATTCTTTGTGAAGCAACAAGCACTCTGCGCTGGTTAATTACTTCGTAATCAGATTCCACGGTTACACCACGTAATCTTGGTAATACAAAGTTTCTAGGGTTAACAGCGATAGCTGCGAATGTTCCAACTCCTGGAGTTTTGAACTCGTCACATAATAGTACTCTTGAACCGAATACTTGACCAATTTCACCACTTAGTTTAGTAGCCATATCGCCTACTAAATTAGCATCTTGGAATTCAGCATCTTCTAGTAGCTCGTAGTATGTTCGTTGTGAAACGACATAAACTACGTCAGATGGGTTAACACCATATTTGCCCATGTTTTTTCTCATTGAAAGAAGTTCTGCAGCTGTAACAGTGTCACTTGCGAAAGCAGTAGCTGACTGTGTATAATCACTGTCATTTCTTGCTAAGTGTAGTAAACCTTCGAAAGAAGCTCCACTAGTACCGAATACACCATCAGCATCATCACCAGCTAAGATTGAGTTTTCAATTGATCTAGCGTGTGATCTTACCATAGATTCTCTAATTAAAGGAAGAATCGGTAAGATTGCATCTTCTTCTGTTTCATTTCCTAAGAATGATTGAGAAATAAGTTTCTTAGTTGAAAGAGTTCTTTCAGACATAGTAACCCCTGCATCGTCACCATAAGTAGCAGATCTCATATCTAAGTTATCATTTGCTACAGCAGACCCTGAAGCAAATTCAGCGTAACCACTATCTGGTAAGATTGGGATAATCATGTTCGCAGAAGTCATTGGGATTTCTCTAAATAGAGGAGCCAAGACTAATTCGTTTTCGATATCTCTTTCGATGTTTGTTGAAACAACTTGCTCAAAATCAGCTGATGAAACTTGAACACCTGAATGAGTGTTAACTTTTTCCATCAAAGATTTTGCCATTGGACTATTCCATCCTTGTCCGGTAGCTAGACCTGCAAATTTAGCATCTGTAATGTCTTGCTCGAAGGATTTTTTCCAATCGCCGTTGTTACCTTGCCTGTCAGAGAAATGTCTTTTAGATTCACGAATGTTCATGATTTCTTCAGACTTCTCACTGAGTTGTGCTTCAAGTGATTTAACGACTTGTTCTAAATTAGAATAGTCCTCTTTCACTCTAGACTCAACGTCAGACATTAATTTTTCAGCACCTGTTAATCCAGCTTGGATTACAGTTTTTTGCTCTTCCTGTTTTGCTTCCTCGGAGGCTTTTTGAACTTCAGCTTCGTCAGATGCTTTTTGAGCAGCTTCTTCTGCAGCCTTCTGTTCAGCAGCTTTAAGTTCGGCTTGTTTCATTGCATACTGAGCAACTGCTTTTTCAGCAGCTTCTGCAGCAAATGATTCAAGATTGAACTCTGGGTTGCTTTCAGGAGATTTATTTTCTTTTGACATATTTGTCTCCATTTCCTTGGCTTTCGCCGTACTTGGCTGCTCAATTTCAACAGCGTCTGCTGAATCTTTTAAGTTAGCCTTATAAAAAGTTTGCTTATACTCATTGTATTCGTCCATAGAATCAAATGACTTGCTTAATCCAAAGGTTGCCCCTTGGTTGCATGGCACTGATACTACAGATACTTCAAAAAGCTCTGCGTCCTTTATCTTATATCCATCGGTTTCGGTCATATAATCAGCGTCCTTGACTTTGAAACCAACAGAAAAAGCCCCAAGGACACCGTCTTTAATAAGTTGTGTTACATTATCACCTGCACCTTTTGAAATCTTTGCAGAAATCTCTAGTCCATTGTCTGTAACTTTTAAATCTTTTGCACGACCTATTGGTTTGTCGTAATTATGATTGAACAAAATAATTGGATTACCTTTATAGTTTTCCAATCCGCCTTTTGTCCAAGCATCTGATTCGATTATGTCGCCTGCTCTATCAAGAGCGTTAGTGCTAGCAGAACCTTTAATATCAACGCCACCGTCTTCGGTTTCGCCTAATGTTTTAAAAGTGCTAGTCCAGTGATAAATTTTATTTGACATCTTTCTTCTCCGCTTTCTTGGCTTTAGGAGCCTTTGGGGCGGGAGCCTTTGGGGCGGGAGCCTTTGGGGCGGGAGTAGGTGCTGGAGCTTCAACTACAGCAACGGGATATCTTTTCTTCATGGCAGATAAAACTCTGCTCCAAGATCCAAATGCTCTTCTGAGCAAGTAATCTTTAACAGGTACATCATTACCATGACTTTTATAAGTTCGTAAATCCATTGACTCGACTCCTTTTTCTACAAACCAGTCGGATAATGCTTTAGCCATCATATCTTTTGTCATTTGTTTATTCCTCTTCGCTTGGGGCAGCCTCTTGAGGTCTACCGCCTTCTTCGGGGTTTGTTGCTGAGCCTGCTATATTAGCTGGCACTCTAGGCTCATCAAATCCATCGACTGGATCTTTACCTAGTGCCTCTCTTGCTTCGTTCGGGGACATAATCCCTGTATTTACAAGAGTAGCATAATATGCTGCCTGGTCTCTTAGTTCTGGTTGTAAAGCAGGTATTCCTGTTACATCCTCAGATACTTCAAAACCAAAGTAACGCTCTAGCGCATACCCTAATTTTCTTACGATTGGTAAAATTGTTTCTAAATAGTAAAGCCTATGATTAGGTCTTATATTTGCATTATTACCGCCGTCTAGTAAAATGGGTGGTATTCCCACTGCTTCTAGTATTATTCTTTCATTTGACTTGATGCCTTCTTGGAAATCTAAGTCTTTGAAGTTTACTTCTGTTAAGTTCTCAACTGTTAGTCCACCATCTAAAAAGAGTGGGCGACGACCGCCAGATTGTGGGTTATATCTTGCAACCCATGCCTGTAACATTCTTTCTTTTATCTTCTCTGAAAGTGTGTTTGGTGATTTTAGTACTAAACCTGGAACTGCTCCGTTTTTGAAGAAGTTATCTTGAAAGGTTCTCATACTTGATAAAAGCTGCATAGTTCTAAATGCAGGCTTTAATCTTGGTACTCCTCTATAAATGGAGTTAAAACTATTTTCTTTAATATGTATAATCTCAGTAGGACTATAATCTATGCTGTTTTCGTATGTATACTTTGAAATGAAAGTTGCGGCATCAGTTTCTATTCTTACTTTATCTGCTGGTAAATGATAGAGATGCGCTCCATCAAAATATATAAAGATGTTTCCATCTATCATCAAGTCAATAATTAAGTTTCTTTTAAATGAATTAATATCCTGAAAAGGGTTTGGTTCTCTATTAACTAAAATATCAACTTTTGATTTTCTAATATTTTTTACAATATTACTAGTTCCTGGAGTTTGATTTCCAAGGGTATAAGGTATATCTGCAACATCATCAACTATCATGTTGACTGCTCTATTCACTATTTCTAGTTGTTCATACGCATTTCTATAATTAGTAACGACTTCACGAGAGTCTACTGTTAGACCTTCGTTTCTAGAAATAACATATTGGGCAGGGTTGAGTTTTTCCTCAGTTTCGGGAGTTCTACCTAATAGTCTATCGTACCATGCCATGTTGTTTTTCTCTCTGAATCTCGACCCATTTGTTTTGTTTCTCTGCAGTAATCAATTTGGGTCGTTTACCATAAATCGAGTGTAGTCTAAGATGATGCTTGTGACAGAGAGTTACCGTATAATCATACACTTTGTCATAATTTTCATCAATAAAGGATTCTCGAAGTGCTAGTATGTCTTGTTCCTTCTCTATAATTATTTTTTTCTGTTTTAACCAAGTTTCTAGTAGTTCGGTCAATCCGTAATAATGATGAAAGTCTAAATGATCTGTGTCGCCACAGATATAACAATTATTTGATTTCTTATATTTTGATTTAGCTTTGTCTCTCACATATTTAACTAAATCTCTTTTTAATTTCATATTTCTACTCTTAATTAGAATTATACCAAAAACTTACATCAAATGTCAAGAACTGTTTTTAACAGGTCTTACTAAAATGTAGTGATATTGGTTTCAAATGAATAGAGTGCGTATCGTAAAGCATCAGCCATATGAGATGCCATGTCATGTTTTGGCTTTTCTCTCATTAAATTAGGATTTGGATCCCACTGATACTGGTCTAAACACATTTGAGCTTCTTTGCATTTCTGATCCACCATAAGTGCATCATTATCGACTATGCCAGCTACATGTCCTATTCCGTCTAATACTGATTTCTTTGCATTTATAGTGCTAATGTCATAATTTTGTGCAAAGTCATATCTTGTTTGTTGAGCAGCAGAATCGATATAGATATAGTCGACATCCCATTTGTCTATTAATTTTCGTATTTCTGTTGCGTGTTGTTCTGTTGTTCTTTCTGAATTGTAGTATTCATCAACTAAGTAATAAGTCGAAGTATCCCAGTCGTATGCAACAACACATAGGGCTGTTGGATCTTTGTAACCAACGTCTAATCCTGCAAATACATCAAGCTCTCGAATATCTAGTTCTGAAAAGTCTCCAGTACATTTTTCATGGTTAAATTTCCATATCTGTCCTTCAAATACATTGAAGTCTGCCATGTATTCTTGATTGAATTCAGCTTCTGACATTGTTTTTCTAGCTTCGAGAATATCGGCTTCTGAGACTCGAGGGTTTTCATGATAAGTAGCTTTTATACTACACCACTCAGGAAACTCTTCTGTCCACCCTCTATAGTAAAACTCAGCAAAGTAGTTATTTCTTCCCCGAGGAGTCGATATAAAAATTGCTTTTGAGTTTTCTTTATCTAGTGTAGGACGTAGTGCAACATTAAAGGCATCTCTGCCATCTGTTAGTGCTGCTTCATCAAATATAATTAAGTCATAACTTCTACCAACTACTGAGTCTACCTGATTGATAGAACCCATTCGTATTGTAGAACCGTTTATTTGGGATAATGAGTAATTTGGTGACATAAGTAATACATGTGAACCAGGTACTAAACAAGGTAGTTGTCCTATTATATTACTTATATATGTTTTGCCTTGTCGCCGTGATACTGCTGCAGTTATAAAACGATATTTAGGATTATTGATTGCATTTATGATTGCAGTCTGAGAGGAGTTGGGAGTGATGTTTAATAAGTCAAGATAGCCTTCAATAGGTAGCTTGATAAAACGAACTTCTGGAGTTAAATCCATGTGATAGTCAGATACAATATCTGAACGGCTGATTTCGATCAATGTAGGGTCTCTTTTTCAAATAAATTAAATGGGTCATCAGAATCAAACATTCCATAATCTTTGCAGAGTCGGAGTAGATATAAATAGCCTGTTGCTAGTTCACAAGCTTCTTCCTCTTTTTCAGATAAAGTAATACCGCTAATTCTGCGATTTTGTAATTTTGATAAAGTTTTGGTAGCATCTATTGATACTCCATCTAGCCATATTTCTCGTCTATCTATTACTTTTGGTACTGCGCTCATTTTTTCCTTCGTTTGATTCCAAGTTGTCTTTTTTGGGAGCGAGGTGGTCTTTTCTTTGAACCACCTTTACCTGCCCAAAATACTTTGTTTGCCCAATAGGCTGCGGAAGATTTGCCTTTTGCAATATTTCTTCCATGTCTCGCTTTGAAACTGCGTCGTGCTTCTGGACTATAATTATGTCCCATGCCTTGCGCTCCAAAACGAATGATTTTCACTTTGCCACCGACTCTTACAGCTACAACTGCTTTCTTTGTTCGGTGCTTAGGAGTTCTTTTCGGTTTATTTAGTCCGTTTAGTCCTGCCTTTTTTAGCCTTGCTTTTTCTGCTGTCGTTAGTGCCATTGTGTATCATATTTACGACTTTATTAAGTCGTCCTGCTTTCATAAAGTTATGAAAGTCTCTGTGAATAATATTTATCTTCTACGTAATATTCGGCTTGCACCTTTTTTACTAAATCTAGCCCTTTTAGGGTTGACTGTTTTGCCGAATCTTGGTCCGATTGCTTTCGGAGCAGCTCCGTAGAATCCACCTGGAGTGGACATAGGGGTCTTTGTATTAACAAAAGTTCCTGCAGCTGCATTGAGGTCTCTAGTAAGTCCTCTTTTTAGTTTATGTTTAGCTAACTTTGATGTACCATGTACACTAGGTCCGCTAAGAAATCCGCCTTGTCTTGCCATTTTCTTTTCCTAAACAGGCTAAGCCTGTTCCGTCCCATTTTTTAAATGAGTTTTTAATAATTCTTTATTATTTTTAGTGCGTGGTAAATTTAATAAGCTACGAAGTTCTTCACTCCACGCTAGTCTTTGTTCTATAGCTTTTTTGAATTTAAGCGACATCCTTACTATTTGTAAAATCTCGTTTGCAGTTTCTCGTCTGTCCATGCTAGTCCTTATATGACTTAGCTAATGAATTTTAGCTTTTAGCTTTTTGCTCGGCTTCTATCAGTTTATCTTTGATATCCACTTCGCCGTCCCAGTTTTTGTCTTGTCCTGAAACAATGTTCACAAATTGTGTCCATTTAATCTTTAACCATTCTACCATTTTCTTCCTCGTATTGTTTTAATAGTTTGTAATAATTTTTTCGAAACTCTCCTTGAGAAATTCTTTGTAGAGCCCAGTCAGCAAATTTAACCTCTGCTTCTCGTACGTCTTTTAGTTTTTCTTCTGGCGATTGTTCGAACATTTGTTGGTCTGCCTCCGACTCCTTGCTTTACGGCTCGTTTTCTACGAACAGCAGATTTCTTTTGAGCTTTGCTCATAGTTCTTGCTCTAGCTAAGGGTACACATTTTGGGTAACCTTTTCGAGAGGTTTTTGCTTTTCCTCTACCACAAGGTTGATATTTTCCTTTCTTTTTAGGACGACCTATATCTACCCACTTTTCTTTAAACCACTTTGTTAAACCACCTTTAGGTTTCGCCATGTTCGTGTTCAATATCTCCAGATGATAAATAATTAGCAGCTGATACAACTTCGTATTCAGAAATAGCTAATTTATTTGTCCACCATGTAGGAAGCTTGTCCATTCCTTCGTTACCTTCTAATCCATCTAG